ACAGATAACAAGTAAACCAAAAATATATCCATTGTCATAAAGAAACGAAGACGCATCAATTAATACTTTTGTTTTTCCACAACCCATTTCCATAAGCAACGCAAACTCTTTATTTTGCTTAGAAAAATGATTTAACATAGCTCCCATAGATGCTAATTGATGCTCGTAAGGCGTTGTTTTAAAACTATATTTATATTTCGGCATAACTTTCTAAATTATAAAATTTAAAAACGATAACATTTTTCTTGTATAATTAAAATAAAAATAATATAGACTGCTCAAGAAAGATGAAAGAATCAGAAAAAAAAGGAAATGTGTACGTTATCCAAGAGGTATCTCGATTTAATGTAATCACTGCTCAAGTGTATGGAAAATTAATTCCTATATTTGAGGAGGGAAAACAAATTATGTTATCACCTGGGCCAGCGACACGTAAGGCTAAAAATGTATTAAAAGATTTTAATGATAAAGATTATTTATTATTGATTGGTGATCCATCAATGATAGGTCTTTGTTGTTCAGTTGCTGCAGAAAATAATCGTGGCAGATATAATCTTTTAAAATATGATCGCCAAACGCATACATATCTCCCCATACAGATAGACTTACACGAGAGGAATAACTATGACAGAGAAAGTTGATTTTACAAATTTTTTACCTGAAGAAAATAAAGTAGAAATATCTGAGGTTAAAGATGTGTCAGAAGCATCCAACAGATATTTACAAATTGAAAGTGAAATACTTTCATTAGAAAACGACGTTAAAAGAAAAAAATCCGAGCTACAACAAATGAATGATTCAATTGTTCAGATGATGGAGCAACGAGGAGTCAAAGAGATTAAACTGACGAGTGGTGAAGCAATAAGTTATAAACCCTTTTATAAAGCGAGCATCACTAAAGATAATGAAGCAGAATGTTTTGGATGGTTAGAAAAAAATAACCACGATGAACTAATTAAAAACATTGTGTCAGTGAGGTTTGGTAAAGGAGACAATGATCAGGCATCTAAGTTGGTAGAAGACTTAGAACAAAATGGTTTAGCTCCTGACCAAAAACGCAAGGTCGAGCCTATGACCTTGAACGCCTTTGTTGGTGAACAAATAAATAAAGGTACCGATTTACCTATAGATATATTTAATGTGTATATGGGTAACAAAGTGAAAATTAAAAAAGGGAAATAACGATGAACGATGTAACGAAAAAAAAGAAAAGTGAAATATCGACTAATGTTGTAGACTTTTCAAGCCACATTGGTGTTGGCTTTGAAAATGTTGGTGCGCAAGAAATGGCAATACCATTTTTAAAAATTGCTAGCTCTCAAACACCAGAGATTAAAAAATCAAATGCTAAGTTTGTAGAAGGACTTGAGCAAGGTGATATTTTTAATTCTGTTACAAAAGACTTTTACAAAAGCATAGCTGTAGTTCCATGTGCCTTTAGAGTACGTGGAGTAGAGTGGTCACCTTTAGGTGAAGGGACTGGTGCACCTGTAAAAATTTATAAGCCTGAAGATATGCCAGCTTTAACGCGTGGCGCGGATGGGGAAGATCATTACATGATTAATGGAGCGATCTCTCCTACCTATATTGTAACGACGGCTGAATATTTTGTTTTACGAATTAATGATGATGGATCGTTTGAACGATGCCAAATTATTATGCAGAAGACACAATATAAAAAATCCCGTTATTGGAATACGATGATGATGAATCAGAAAATTAAAGCCAACGATGGGTCACTAAGAACATTACCAATGTTTGCTAATGTATACAAAATGGAAGGTGTACAAGAAGCAAATAAAAAGAATGATTGGTGGGGATGGAAAATCACCTTGGATAAATCAGTCAATGATATTCCTAATCCATCTTATATTGTGGAGGAAGCTAAACATTTTCATGAGCTTGTGACATCAGGATCTATCGATCCTGCTCCAGAAGCAAATAATGATAATGACGATAGCGGTTTAAAAGACGTTACACCCAATGTGGATAGTGGCGTTTTAGGATCGTAATCACCTTAATTATCTAGGTTAGGGGCCTTCAAGGCCCCTAGTTATATTATTATTTATGAAAGTAGAAAAATTTAAAAATATATTTGATGGGTTAGATAGAGCTCACGGTTTTTATGAGTACACCCAAACAAAACAAAATGGCAAGCGTGATGGACGCATGCGTACAGTTCATGAAGAACCTACTTTACAAATGTTTCAGGATCATCTGGAAGGAAAAGATCGTGCTTTAGGTATTGTTCCCATTCGAGACGATGCAACTTGTACGTGGGGTTGTATTGATATTGACGAGTACCCTTTGGATCATAAAAAAATATTATCACAAATACGAAAATACAAACTACCATTAGTGATGTGTGCCTCCAAATCTTTTGGCGCTCATCTTTTTTTATTTTCCAAAAATCCACAACCTGCTTTTCTCTTTGATGAAAAGTTAAAAGAAATACGCGCTCATCTTGGCTATGCAAAAGCGGAGGTATTTCCTAAACAAATTAAACTCTCTGATGAGCAAGACACTGGATCGTGGCTCAACTTACCTTATCACGGCGACACACGGTACGCGTTTCTTGATAATGGTGAAGGTGCTACACTAGAAGAATTCTTTGAGTTATATGATAAATTTGTCTGTGATGATATTGGTAAAATATTAATACAGGTAGAAGATAATAACATGGCTGATGGCCCTCCATGTTTAGAAATTTTAACGGATCAAGGCTATCCAGAAGGGACAAGAAATAATGGATTATTTAATGTGGGAATTTTTTATCGTAAGTCTAATCCTGATGACTGGAAGAATTTATTAGAAACATATAACCGCGAATACATGGATCCACCTTTAAATACTAATGAGGTAGGTATTATTATGAAACAAGTTGGCGCTGATAAAGCTGATGGTGCCATGAAATATATGTATAAATGTAATGATCAACCTATCGCTAGTGTTTGTCAAAAAGCTAAATGTAAATTAAGAAAGTTTGGCGTAGGCACATCAGGTCAAGATCATCCTGTATATGCGAACTTACGTGTCACGGATCGCGAACCACGTATTTGGTATCTTGATATAGACTCTCATCCAGTAGAGACACAAGTACAAGATGAAATAGAATATCATCATCGCTTACGTAAATTAGTTAAAAGAAAATTATTACGTTACATACCTATGATGAAACAAGCTGACTGGGAAGAAATACAGTCAGGATTATTTGAAACAATCACCACAATTAATATGCCTGAAGATGTATCTAAGGTGGGTGAGTTTAAAGATTATTTATTTGAGTTTTGTACCGCAAGAGGTGAGTCTTTTGATATTGATGAATTAGATATGGAAAAACCCTACACTAATGCGGAAGAGAATTCGACATACTTTCGTTTACGTGACTTATCAAAATGGTTAGAGAATACGAAAAACTTTAAAGAGAATAGATCTTGGTTAGTTCAACGAATAAAAGATCTAGAGGGTAAAGATGTGATGGTATATCCAAAAGGAATACAAACAAGAGCGTGGAAAATACCTGCATATACACAACCTAAAAAGATGGAAAAGATGCCTGATTTAAAAACAGAAGAAAAAACAGATAAAGATATTTTAGGAGGAACCGAAGATGAGGTTATACCATTTTAATGATTAATATAATTGTAGGACCTCCTGGTACAGGCAAAACAACAGAGTTGTTAAATATATGTCAGCAAAAAAAAGAACAGGGTGTTCCTTGGGAGAGAATTGGTTTCTTTTCTTTTTCTAAGAAAGCAGCATATGAAGCTAAAGATAGAGCAAGGCATAAGTTTCAAGCTAGTAGAGATGATTTAACACACTTTAGAACGTTACATAGTTTTGCTTTTAGACATTTAGCTGTTAAGGAAGATAACTTAATGAAACAAAAACATTGGAAAGAGCTGTCTTCAAAAGTTGGTTTTAATTTAGTTTTTAATGATAATGATGATTCTGTCTATACGAATTCTAATCATCAATTTATAAATCTTATTAACAAAGCGCGTTTAAAAGATATTAGTTTAGCAGAAGAGGTAAGACTTTATCCTGATCCTATTAATATGGTTAAGTTAGATTATTTAAACAGAGTTATAAATAAATACAAAAAAGTTAATGAGCTTTATGATTATACGGATATGATTGTTGATTACACAACTGACACAGTTTCGACACAGTTTGATGTGCTCTTTATAGACGAAGCTCAGGACATGCCTCGCGTTCAATATAACATGGTAGATAAATTAATTAGTAATAGTAAAGAGGTTTACATTGCAGGTGATGATGATCAAGCTATCTTTCGTTGGTCAGGTGCTGATGTAGATAAATTTATATCTCTACAAGGAACGGTAAAAGTTTTAGATAAATCGTATCGTTGTCCGCGAAGAGTGTTTCGATTAGCTAATAATATTATAACTAAAATACGAAATAGGCGTCCTAAAGTTTGGCAACCAAAAGAAGATGAAGGTAAAATATATCGTATACCACATTTACGTCACATTGATTTATCTTCTGGCAACTGGTTGATCCTTGGCAGAACAAAAAAAATAAGAAATGAAATGATAGAAGAAATACTTTTAGAGCAAGGACATTGGTATGGTAGAGGTGAGCATAGACCAGTGTCTACGACTGTTTTAGGGGCTATCGATGTATGGAAAAAATTAAAGTCTGGTAACACGGTTACATTAACCGAGGTTAAAACTTTATATAATAAAATAAAAACTAAAGTTGGAATTAAACATGGTCACAAAACAATGAAAGTGGAGAATGATAAACAACTATTTTCATTACAGCAGCTAAAAGATCATCATGGTTTACTTGTCGATGGAGAATGGTGGGATGTACTCAGTTCTTTAACACCTTTTGAAATTACTTATTTACGGCGGCTTGAGAAAATAGGTGAAGACATAACAGCAGAACCACGAATTCGTGTTTCAACAATTCATCAAGCTAAAGGCGGAGAATGTGAAAATGTTATTGTGTTATTAGATTTAGGAAAGATTGTTTACAGATCTTATTTAAAAAATCCTGATGATGAACACCGTGTTTTTTATGTTGCTGTCACCAGAGCTAAAAACAATTTGTATATTGTTGAGGCTCAAAAACAACAAGGTTACCGAATGTACGGTGATGAAAGGATGCATGATGATTTATAAAAAAATACTTAACAAAGCCATTGAATTGATCGGCGGAACACGAAACACGGATTACGGAGATCGGGTTACCAATCATCAAAACATTGCTAACTTATGGTCTGCTTTTTTACAGAAAAAAATATCAGCTCATGATGTAGCAATTTGTATGGCTTTAGTTAAAGTAGCGCGTCTCATGCATAGTCGTAAATCTGATAGTTATGTAGACCTAGCAGCGTACGGCGCAATCGCAGGGGAGATAGCAGAACGTGAGGAGGGTAAAGATGCAGAATAATTTTGGCTTTACAAAATCCGAGTGGGTACCACCTCATGAACTACCTGATATTACCGATGCAAAGGTTATTGCTTTTGACTTAGAAACATATGATCCACAATTAAAAACGACTGGACCAGGATGGACAACTAAAACAGGGCATATTATTGGCGTAGCGGTAGCCGTGGATGGTTGGAAGGGTTACTATCCTATTCGTCATGAGAATGGTTTCAATTGGGATAGAAGACGTGTTTTAACGTGGGTTAAAAAGTTAATGCAAACTAATGCTATCAAAGTAGCACACAATGCTATTTATGATTTAGGTTGGTTACATGCTGAAGGCATAGAGGTAAAAGGACCTATAGTTGATACAATGTTAATGGCTCCTATTTTAAATGAGAATAAATTTTCTTATGCATTAAGTGCAGTGGGAAAAGATATGCTTGGTGAAATAAAAGATGAAACACTTTTAAAACAAGCAGCGACTGAGTTTGGTATTGATCCTAAAAATGAAATGTACAAGTTGCCAGCTATCTTTGTAGGTGATTATGCGGAGCAAGATGCAGACTTGACTTTACGACTGTTTCACCACATGCGACCACTCATTGAAAAACAGAGTCTAAACACAGTGTATAAATTAGAGATGAATCTTATACCAATAATATTTGAAATGACAAAACGAGGAGTAAGAGTTGATGGAGATAAAGCAAGACGTTATAAAAAAAGTTTTAAGAATACAGAAAAGAAGATACTTGATGAAATACTGGCAGACACGGGTATCGCAGTTGATGTTTGGGCTGCGGCTAGTGTTG